GCGCCCTCGCCAACGGAAATCATCAAGGACTCCATCGAGCCACTCAGATTCTCCAGATCACCCTTGAGATTGTTGTTCTTCGCGGCCGCCTGCTCGGCGGCGTACCCGCTTTCGGATACGGCCTTAGTCCACTTGTTGACACCGGACTCGCCCGCCTCGTACAGGTAGTTCGCTGCCTTGATGGCGTAACTGCCGAAGATGGTCGCGTTCGCCTGGTTGCGCTGTTCGTCGGTCAGGTTCTTTTCGGCCTTCTGCAACTGTCCGGCGAAATTCGCCATGCCGACGAAGTGGTGTTGAGCGTCATATGCGCTGATGCCCAATTCCTTCATCGTATTGGCGGCTTCGGCGGACGGGGCGGCCAGTTTCATCAGCATGCTGTTCAACTGGGTGCCGGCTTCGGCTCCGATGGTGCCGTTCTGGGCGAACAACGCCAAAACGCCGGTGGTCTCCTGCACGTTCATGCCGAAACTGTTCGCCTGCGCGCCGCAATTGTTCAACGCCTCGCCGAAATCGGAGACATTGCCGACGGCCTTGCCTGCGCCAGCCGCCAGGGTATCGGCCACTTGGGAAGCCTGAGACCCCTTCAGACGGAACATGCTCAACGCGTTGGCCATGTATTCGGCGGCATCTCCAACGGCCATTCCATCGGAGGCGGCCAGATTCAAAGCGCCGGTCAAGCCGCCTGTGAGGATATCCGTGACGCTCATGCCGGCCTTGCCGAGATCATTGATCGCGTCGGCGGAATCCGAAGCGGAATAAACCGTGGAAGCGCCTGCTTCGATGGCGGCGGCACGCAGCTGGTCCATTTGGGCGCTGGTCGCGCCGGTGTTCGCCTGCACGGTGCTCATTTGCTGGTCGAAGTCCGCGGCCATCTTCACCGCAGCCACGCCGAAAGCGGCCACGGCCAGTCCTGCTGCGGTCACGCCGCTGGCGATGAGCGCGGACTTGCGTCCGGTGCCCTCCATGCCCGAAGCGACTGTTCTCGCAGTGCTTCCGGCGCGGGTCATCGCCGCCTCATAGGAGGCTGTGTCTGCCATCAGTCGGATGACGATGTTCTGGTTCGCGGCCATTTATCCTCCTCGAGATGGTCAGTCGGTGAGATGCGCCACCAGCGCGTTGCGCGCCGGACTGGTCTTGTTCGAGTCCTGCCATTGGCGCATGGATTCCTGCATATGCGCGGTCGCCCAGCAGATGCCCACGTCCGAGTGCAGGCCGAATTCGGCCTCTGGCGTCTGGCAGACGCTCCGAGGCAGGCCGCACAGCGGACACAGCGTGCTCTCATAATCGGCGAGCGCGCGCATCCATTCACGCTCCGTCTCGTCCCATTCGGGTTCCGGACGGTAGCCGATGATGCGTCGGTGGTTGTCGCGGATGGTCTCGTATGTGGGTTCCCAGCCGAGGAAGCGTTTGTAGCTGATGCCGAGCTGGCGGCAGAGTTTGAGGTCTCGGACTAGCTGCGGAGAACTTTCGAGGCTAGGTCGAACGCGGCTTTTGGGTCGGCGGCCGTCCCGTTGAGTTCGGCGATGGCCTGCCAGAGCGGCGTGAATTGGCCGTCGGTGAGCTGGTCGAAGAGGTCGCGGAGCGCCTCCTTGGTGAGGTCGGCGGGATCAGCGGGCTTGCCTCCGATGGTGGCGGATTCGAGCATCTGCGGCAGGGCGTCGGCCGCGGTGCCGAACATGTCGCGCGTGCCCGCGGCGTTGCCCGCGGTGACGGTGTTCGCAGCGAGCGTCTGCGCCCACTTGCTGACCGGCATGGCGCGCAGGGTCAGGATGAGTGTGCTGTCTTTGGCTTGTTCTTTGAGTTCTTCGATGCGTTTCGCGGTGCGTTTTGCCGCGGTGTTGGTTCCGGCTTCGGTGACCTGTTCGGCGGTCAGCTCGCGGGAGAGCTGGTCTCCGAGCGCGGCGATGCGTTCGGCGAGTTCCTGGTCGAGGATGATTTCGACCTGCTTGGTCTTGCGTGTCACTTTGAGCATGTTCGTTCCTTTGCGCTGAGAGTGTCGTTCCCTTTGCCATGTCTTGTCAAGGGGTTCCCGCGCCGGCGAAAGGGACGAAAAATCCGGCGCGGGAAGAATCTGGGATCAGGCGACCTTCACGTTCTCGGCCCAACCGGGGGCCTTGACGGTGAAGTTGACCTTGCTGCGGAGGACGGTGTTCGCGGCGATCGCGTCCTTGGCGCTCATGCCGATGCGCACGCTGTACACGTTGACGATGTCGCCGGACACGAAAGCGCGATCGGTGTCCTTGCCGTAGCGGCGGACGAAATAGCCTTCGGCGCCCTCCTTAAGGGTTTCCATGGCCGCGTTTTGATTCGAGTGCTCCGTGTTGGTGTTGTCGATGACCTCGACGGACGGGCCGGAGATCTTCTTCCTGCCCGGATTCTCGTAATCCATGGACGAGTTTTCGCGCTGGTCGCTGATCGTGTTCTGCGACGGACTGCAGGACCAGCCACCCAAGGTCACATAGTTGGACAGGTCGGTGCCGGCCGCGATTTCGCTGGCGGTCGGATGGTTGATGTCCTTGATCGTCGGCACCCAGATGGTGTTGACCTTGCCGTCCGCCGGAGTGGACGGAATTTCGGTTCCCAGATTGAGGACCATTTTTAGCTCCTTATGATTAAACCCCTTACGGCTTCGGCCGCAAGGGGTGGGAATGTTTGGCGGTCACAGGCGTGACCAGTTGAATTTGTAGACGAGCAGGCGGCACTGGTAAAGCAGGCTCGTCTCCTCGGCGGTGAGTCCGGCCGCGTACGCGCCG